ATAATCAACTATATTATATGTCAGTATTTTGATTACTTTATTGTCTAATTCAAGTTCATCAGAGCATTTCTGAGTATATTTATGAATAGCTCTATATTGATACGTCTTTTTTACATCTTTACATTTAGGCCAGCTAACTTTACGACCATGTCTCCTCATGGCAGATTGGAACCATTCATAGATAGTAAATACCATAGAGTCTGGTATTTCAGACATTTTGATTCTAGACATGAAAATGAAATACGAGGGGAAACATGGAAGAAGATACTAATATAAATAGTAAGATGAAATCAATAAAAGAGAAACTAGACGTTATTCTAGATGATGAGGACATAGAACTGGCATTTTGTATATTCACTATCAAAAAACAGCAAGAGACAATAATAGCTCAAGTAGGACATTTTTATGATGTCACACGCTTATTAACTTCCGCAATTAGAGATATACACTCTAGAATGCATGATGAAATAGGTCTTTAGATCTGAGCTTTCTCAAAGTATATCTTGATCTGGACCTCACCTAAAACAATAAGCTCATTGAATCCAATCTGATTAGCCGGAGTTTCAGTAGCTATCTTACCAGAAACGATAACATCATCTTGGGGCGAATAAATCTTAACGTATTGCACGCCTTCAAT